TGGTGAAGCAGCTCGAAGACCTCAAGGAACTCGAGGAGACTCTGAACGCCCCCGACTTCTTGATGTTCCCTGAAATGCATTTCGATTCGATGACAGTCGGCGATGTCGGACTGCTGGCCAATGGCGGCAGCGTCGGCGTGTTACAGGTCATCGACAAGGCGAATTTTATTTCGAAATTCGGGAACATGCGATTCTGGTTTGAGGCCGTCGATACGAGCGAAGCCGTCGATGGTGCTCGCGTTACGCTGAGTGCCGTCTATGAAGTAACGGGAACTCGGCAATACAAGACCGTCGCCGGGTCGACCAGCACCGTGCTCGTACTGCGGCCGTTCGACGGCACGGCGTTGCGGCCGTTTCTCAAAGATCGACCGGAGTCGAAGGTCAAGAAGCCAACGAAGAAATGAGCGATCAGCCCGGCGTGAACGTCACGTCAACGCTGGCGCCCGCTCCGCACACCTCGCTCCGCACACCTTGACGCCCGCTTTCGGCGCGAACGAGCACTCGCCATGGACCTCGCAAGCATACACCTTCAGATTGGTGTTGCCATTGCACGTCTCGCACCCGACGCGCCGCAGCACGTCGCCGCGGTGAACGCAGGAAAGGTCAATGCGATTGTCTTTACCGATGCTGAACTTCTTGGCCAGGTTGATCGTGAAGTAGGCGTCATCGAGCTTGCGACCATTGTGGTACGCGGTCATTCACAAGCCTCCAGTACGATCGCATCGCCCGACAAGGTGAATGTTGCCGCGCCGCTAATGTCCCAGAAGCCCCCGTTGCGACTACCTTGAAAGTACGCTCCGTAGATTCCCGGAGGGCATGTAATAACTGCCGGCCCAGTAGTGCTTCCGTCGGACCATGTTTGCGTGCCTAGGTCGCCATTAAATGAAGTCTGATTTGGAACGCACACAGGGAACACGTTTCCTACGGCGTATGTAAGTGCTTCGGGCCGCTCAACGGGATCTTGGTCGCACGTCGCCGTTACGTTGATCGTGATCTCACAACACGTCTCGACCCGAAACCAAAAGATGCCGCTTGCTGACGGAAGAAGGTTGTATCCCGTATCGAAAGCATTAAGCGGGATGACCAACGAAGCAGAGAAAAGCGTGCCGCTCGGGTACGTGGCACCGTCGTTCGGCGGAGTTGTGTCCTCCGACTGCTGCCAGCCGTAGACACTGGAGCTACCCAGTGCCGACCCCCACAGAATGTTCCCGAACACGTCCGCACCGCAAGGCGAGTAGGGATCGCAATTGCAACCGGGCAGCGTGCAAGCCTCGGTGACGCGGAAGAAAGAATAGGTGATGACCGTGCCTTCCGGCGCTCGAATCGCAGCATGCGTGCCGGCTGGCGGATCGTCGGCAGGCGTAACGCATCCGACATTCGTTCGGTAGCTCGACACCTCATCCTCATCGACCATGCGCCCAACGGTCATCGCCTGCGCGATGCTGTCGCCGGTCCAGGGACCAGGTGCTCCGGTCAACGTCCAGTTGTCGCACGCCTCGCCATCGGTGATGAGTAGGTTGACGAGGTTCGATAGCTCGATGCCGTCGTTACCGTCCCCATCACAAAAGATGATGGCCGTCACGGTGTCGCCATCGCCAGCATTGTGGGAGATCGTTAGGCCGACTTCGCGTGAACCATCCGCGACAGGAATTACGAACAGCCCGGTCTCATCGATCGTAACCGTGCCGTTCTTAATGATGCAGGTGCAGCAGCACGAAAGCCCTGGAACCATGATTTAGCTCTGTGTGGCCGGGCAGTCGCCGAGCATCTTCCAGCCTCGGCTGACAGGCAGAAAAAGCCCTTCCTTGCCGACCGCCCAGCCTTTGCCGTCTTCGACAACCCAATCAGCCCAGCATTCAAGCTCATCGCCGACGCTCACGAGAGCCGACGCCAGGTCAGATGGATCTTCGTAGTCGTACGGTTGGAACTTGCCCTTGCCGTCGGCCGGGGCGCTATTCTTGCGCTTGACGATCGACGTAATCTTGCCGTGCAGAATCTGCGGGAGCGCGACGAACCGCGCCACGACCTCTTTGTCGGCTTCAGTGTCAACGTCGTCTTCGGTCAGCTTCGAGAGAATCTCGAACGGTCCGGCATACGACGATCGAAGGAATAGGTCGTCAGCCTTCGGATAGGCGTGCGTGTGCTTCTCATCCGCGATCCGCACGCGGATCGTGCACAGGCCATCGACGACCGCGGGGCCAATCTCCTGGTTATCGGGGTGTTCTTCGTCGGTGTTATGGCGCATCGGCTGCGCAACGACGACCAACTTCGACCAAACGGCGCCCGCGACCTTCTTCCCTTTGAACCACAGCAGGTCTGGGTTGAAGGATGCGTCGTCTGCGGCAACGACAAGCGCGTCGTCGAGCTGCACGACGTGCCCGCGCTTAAGATTCCCGCCAGTCATGTTCTTGATGTTGATTCGGACGGTCGAAGGCCCATAGCCAGAATGCGGGCGAGGCGAGAGCAAGCCATCGCGATGGGCATTTCGGATGTCCATCAAGTCGTTGACGGCACGCGCACTCGTGAACGGATGCGTGCCGAGCGGCTGGCCTTGCGACACCTTGCCGGTCAGATTTCGGGACCGCTGATTCACGGCGACCACCCCAGCTCTGAGGCGAAATCCATCTCGTCGTAAACGCGGTCGATGTACACGCAGCGAGGAATGGCGGCGGGATTACCATCCGTGTCGTTCGTCTTCTTGAAATCGATCCAGGCGTGGTGATGGCCCTTCTTGACGATGCCCGTGATGTCGCCGATCGTCAGGCTCGACTCGTTGCCTTCCGCGATGAAATGATAGGCAATCTCGGCCTCGGTATCCGTGCCGTCCTGGCCCGTCGCGCCGCAGAAAAGCAGCTCACCGGCCTCGAACACATCGAACGACGCGCTATTCGTATGCGCGGTCGCGCGAGCCAAAAGCCTGGCTCTAGCGGCGTTCACGATGCCCGTCGGGTGCCGAAAGGTGTAGGTCATCTTGAGCATTCGAGAAATGATCTCGGTGCCTTCGACTTCCAAGTCGGCCCGAACATTCAGGGCGCCCTTATGGTCCGTCGCGGTTTCGCCCGATCGGGGAAACTCGGCGATGTGCTCCTTGGCGGCCTTGATGCGGACCGTCGCACCGGTGGTGTCGAACGAGAACTGGAAGCTGCCGACCTCGTTGTTCTTCTTCGAGTAGAGGACGTCGACGAGGAAGAGTCCCCAACCGATGGGAGTGAGCTGCACATCGGTCCGCGAAAGCGTCTGGCCGTTGCAAACGATCATCGGATAGGTCGCGCCGTAGGCAAAAGCCTCGACGATCAGGCTGTCGGTCTCACCGATCGCCGTGTACTGATAGGTGTACTCGAGCGGGTTGTTCTTCTTCTGTCGCGAGAGCGGCGTTTCTTCGAATGATGTGATCGACATGGCCTACTCTCCGAATAAGGCCAGGTTCGCGCCGCCGCCGGCGCCACGGTTAATGCGACGATTTTCCTCAGCGATGCGCTTCAGCTCGCCGAGATGCGCCGTCTGCATCTCGTTTTGCTTGAGCTGACGGCTCGCGATCGACTTCATGTCGCCGCCCTGGCCGGCGGCTTGCAGGGCCGAGGCGGAGAAGCTGCCGAAGATGCCCGGCCCGCTGGTGACCTCCTCTTTCTTCTTCTGGACGTCTCGCCGCAGGTCGTCGGCGTTGAACTCCCGAGGCTTCGGCGCCGCCGCGGCCAGGTCGGCCGCCTTCTTGCGAGCGTCGGCCAGGGCCTTCTCGGCCGCGGCCAGCGCCTCGCCTCCCTTGCCGCCGGCGGGGAGCATTTCGCCGATCTTCTGCTTCCAGTCCGCGGCCATCTGCTCGATGGCTTTGCGGCGGGCAGCTGCGTCCGCATCGATCTGTGCTTTCTGAGCGTCGCCGCCGTCCCCGGGGCGTGCTGCGCGATCTGCGGCCAGGTTGTCCTGACGCTGCTGCCTGGTCTTCTCGACTTCCGCCAGCTGCCGATCGCGATCGGCCACGATCTTTGCGACGGCATCGTCGGCAGTGGCGTCGCCGCTCTTCGCAGCGGCCTTCGCAGCCGCGATCGCGGTGTCGATGGCCAGCTCGATCGCCTGGCCGGTAACGCCACCCAGCGTGCCGAGAATGTTTCCGATCGCAGCGGCTGCCGTTGAGAACGCCGCGATCAGCACGTCGCGCGTGAAGTGTTCCCAAATGTTGCCGAGGTACGTGGTGAATCGCTCCCAGAGCGACTGCAGCCCGGCCGTGACGTTCACGAACGTCGACTGAATGCTCGCCCACCGGTCGACAAACGCCGGAGCGAGTGAATCCCAGGCGGACTCCCACATCGATCGAATCGGCGCCCATGCCGACACAAACGACGACTGCACCGCCGCCCAGCCGTCGCTGAAGGCGCCCACCACGCCGGCCACCATATCGACGGCACTAGAAATCAGCCCTTCGCGCACGCCGTTCCACGTCTCGAACACTTTCTCTCGGCCGGCGATGAACTCCCGCTGGATCGCCAGCCACATGATGTTGACGGCCAGCTCGATGTCGCCGCCGGCGATGGCGTCCTTCACGCCGCCCACGACTTCCATGACCCGCTCGAGCAGTCCGCCGAGAGCATTTCTCAAGAAATCAAACGCCTTGGCCCCCGTGCTCGTGTAATTGACCAGGGCGTAACCGAGCCCGGCGATCGCGGCCGTCGCGATGAACAGCGGCGAGAACAACGCCCCGATTCCCGCGCCGAGCGCCCCCAGGATCTTGAGGGCCGGGCCCACGGCGGCCCCGAACGCCGCCATCGCGGCGCCGGCCCCTGCCATCCCCTTGCCGAACTGGAAGATGTTCGCGATGAGCGGCTTATGCGCCTCGAGCCAGTGATTGGCCGCGCCGGCGAGCTTCGCCATCCAGTCGTTGAACGTCTTCAAGGCGGGCGCGACGGCCGAGCCAATCGTCACCCACAGGCCGTTCAGGGCAGCCTTCATCCGATTCAACGAGTCGCCGAGCTGCTTGGCGGCGACGACATCCTCGGTGCTCATCGTGACGCCCAGGGCCTTCGCCTCGCGCGTCAGCTCCGAGATACCCTTCGATCCGTCGCGCAGCAGCGGCATCAGCTTCAGTGCGCTATCGCCGAAGATGTCCACCGCGGCCGACGTCTGCTCGGCCGGATCCTTGATGGCGCTGATCTGCTCGGCAATGCGCATGAATTGGTCGTCGCCAGCCAGGCCGTCCAGGTCAGCGAACGTCAGGCCGAGCTTGTCCAACGCGCTCGTCCCGGTCTCGATGCCGTCCTTCGCCTTGGTGAGCACGTCGGCCATGTGCCCGGCGCCGGCCGCGAACGTCTCAGCGTCCGAACCGCGTTGCTGGGCGGCGTAACCGAAAGCGCTCATCGCCTCGGCCGCCAGGCCAGATTTCTTGATCAGGTCGGCCTGTTCCTCGCCGAGCTGGCGGAATTTGTTGGCAGCCAGGGTCAACGGGCCGACGATGGCCGCTCCAACGCCTGCGAGCGCAGCCCCGAACACTTTCACCTTGGCGGCGAACGCCTCGAGGTTGTCCTGCCAGTTCTTCAGGCCGACGCGCGCCTGCGCGTCCCGGAGCTGCATCGACACAAACGCAGTTCCAGCATTGATGTCACTCATTGCTTGGCCTCTCCGCCGAGGGTGAAGAATCCGAGCATGGCGGCGATCATGTTAGAAACCCTGTCCCATTCCGCTTGCTGGCGAGCCTTGGCGGCGACTTCCAACTCGCGCAGCGACATCCTCCCGGGGTCGAAACCGACGATGCCCGTCAGCTCGTTGATCAGCTCCCAGGTTCGCTCGTTGAGAGTTCCGCCTCGAGCTTCGCTAGCCCCTCCTGGGCAGCTTTCGACGCCGCCCTTTGGGCTTGTTTCGTTCCCGCAAGAAGAGCGCGAAGCATCGGCCCCTTCTCGCTGCGCTGGAAAAAATCGGCGATCGCGTCGAGCAGGGCCCAGCTCGCGCGGTCCAGGGCCTCGCCGTCGAAGCGCTCCCCAAACTGCTGAGAAGTGAGGCCGGCTTTCTCGACCGCAGGCTTTGCGACCAGGTAGAACGCGTCGATCGCCAAGGCGGGGTCGGACGCGAATTGCCTCACAACCCCCGACTCGCTCATCAGATCGAGCAGGTTCACGCCGAGCTGCCGCCGCACGTCGCGCAGCGCATCAATCGTGATTTCGAACGGCCATTCCTGACCGGTCTTATCTTCGAACTTCTGCATGTTGATTCTCGGTTTCGATGAACACTAAGAAGGCTCGACCCTCGAACCTTCGGTTCCGAAGGCCTCTTGATTACGTGGTGCTGTCCTGCAACCACAGGATCTGCAGCACAGCGTCGTTCGTGGCCGAGCCGTTACTGCAGTAAGCCTTGGTCACCGGTCCGGTCCCGAAGAACGGCGTCAGGTCGGCGCCGTTCAGGTCGCGGAGATACGGGCCTTTCTCTTCGAGGTCGATGCTCGCGAGCACCTCGCTCGAGGCATTTTGGAAATCGATTCGCGACATGGCGCTGTCGTTGGTCACGGCGCGACGCGAGAACATCGCCAGAACGCTCAGGTTGTCGATGTCGATGGTGAGAACGACTCGCAAGCGTTTGCTGACCACGACGGCCGTGGTGGCGATCGGCAGGTTGGTGCCGATTCCAAGGTCGAACGGCATCGAGTTGCCGCTGACCGTGCCGACCGTGACGTTGTACTGAACGCCGTCGGCGAAATAGATGTCGACCTTATCGCCGGTGACGATGCCATGGCCGCCGGCCAGGGTGATCGTGCCGGTGTTGTTGTCGGTGCGCGTGGTGAGCGTGCCGGCGAAGCCGTGCGGGACCGTCGGCTTGCGGACATCGCCGCCGTCGGCGGTGCGGGCGACCGATTGGCTGATACTCTCGCCGAGCCCGCTGGCGGAGATTCCGATGTTGATCGTTGGCATGACTGAGGTTCCTTGTTAGTTGGCCGTGTGGACGCCAGGCTGCCGCGCTAAATGCGAGACTTCGGTGCACGCCCGTACGAGCGGCTCGCCTTGGCGGTGAACGTGACGGCTTGCGCGCCCTTGAGCGGGAAGGGCTGCGAGGCCGAAATGCAGAAGTCGGCGTCCGGACCTTTGCCGGTGGCGTGCTCCAAGCCGCGGAGCGCGACGCCGGTACCGTTGGCCACGGCGTCCATCAAGGCTTCGAACGCCGTGTCTCCGGTGTCGACCAGCATCGTGAACTCGATGTTCAGTTTGCGGATCACGGTCTGCTCGGTGGCCATGGGAGGCTCGGTGCTATCGCCGCGCACGATCGTCTCGGCCGTCTCGTTGTCGCGGTCGACCTTGATGTCCTGCGCGTTCTCGAGCGGCGTTGAGGCAGACGAGCCGGGAGCGCCGTATTTGAGAATCCCCTCGAAGCCCATCGGTGTCGTTGAAACTGTCATGACCTATCTCCCTGCAGTTGTTTGTTGGCTGATCACTCGCCGATGCTGCCGCGAAAACTGTCGGCGTATCTTGGGGCTTCACGTTCCAGCGCCGGACGCTCGAACGACCGTGCGGGGTAGTGCCTTCCGCGGAATAGGCCGCCGAGTTCGTTCACGCCGGCGATCTCACTGATGACTTCACCCGCGGCGCGAACCTGCACCGCCTGAATCTCTGAAAGTCCGCCGAGCGTGTTGGCTTCGATCTCGCCGCCGCGGCGGACGGCATAGCTCGCGAGCGTTTTGAGGCCGAACGGCGCCAGCAATCCAATGAAGAAACCGACTGCCCTCGAGAGAATCCCGCTCGGGCTTCTCGGAGGAAAGTGCGGCGGATTCGGGTCGCCCGCCTTCTTGAACGATGCGCGCACGTCGTCTCGCGCCCGCTCGCCCGAGGCCTTCAGCCGCTCCCAGGCAGTGGTCTGGATCGCCGCCGCAACGCGCTGCTCGTTGTGCTCGATTTTTACGGACGGTTGGATCATCGCAGCGCCTTGTAGACCTCGAACGTGACTCGAACGATGCCGGTGAACTGTTGAAATTCGTGCAGGTGCTTGCGGAGCGGACTAATGAGAATGTCGGTCCCCTTCCAGGTGGCTGAAGCGTTGGCGATCGCAAAGTCCGCCATGCGCGTTTCGGCGAACGTTTCGTGGATCTCCTGAACGAGCAGCACGAGCGGATCGACGGACGCTTTCTTGATCGAGCCGTCTGACTCGTGATCGCCATCGCTAAAATGCTTTCGCACCCCAATGTCGACGGGGATCGTGTAATGCACCTTTCCGCCCCGCGTGACGAGCTCCAGTGCCTGATCGGTTGTCACGGCCACCACGTCGACGTGGAGCACGTCGGCGTCTTTCAGCTGCAACTCCCAATCGGCGTAGCTGCACACCGGCGCAATCAGCTGGCTGAGGCCCGCGGATGCAGTGATGAGCATCGCGGTCACTTGGTCGGCGACGGCTACCGATACGGCTGGGTCAGGCACTTGCGACTCGCTTCGTATGAACAATCCACTGCGTCCCACTGGGCGAAGGCGTGCACGCCGGCAGCTTGCCCGGGGACGAGACTTCGAACACCTGCAGAACTCCGTTGATCGTTTCGTGAATCTTGTCGCCGCGCTGCGGCTGCACCGCGACGCCGCCGATCTTGGTTTCGCTGACCGGCAGCGTGTAATCGCGAGAACTGACTGACTGAAAAAAGCCGCTGTCGTCGAACACGGGGTAATCGACCGTATCGGCGATCGCGGGCACGTCCTCGGTCGTCTGTTCGCCTCGCTGGAAGGACACCGTGGTGCCGTAAAGCTCTTGGATGAGCGGTACGCCGGCGTCCTCCCAGAGTTGGTCGACAATCGAGGTCATGCTTAAACGTGGCTGTAGGGCGTGGCCTCGGTGCCGCTGGAGGTGGTAAAGCCGCGCACGGCCCAGACGCCGGCCGCGACGTCCTCGAGTTCGACGTAGTCACCCACGCTCACGCCGCCGGTCGTGGTGCCGTTCAGCGTGATGACGTTGCTGTTGGTCGACGCGGCATACGCCAGCACGGCGGCGGCGCCGTCCGAAAGCGTCGGGATCGAACCCTTGAAGATGTCGCTGGTGGGCGCCGACGAAAGGACGTATCCGGTCGTCGAAACGGTGCCGACGACGAAACGCATCTTCGCGCCGCTGCCGGTGGCTGCTGGCAGGGTGGCGCCGATGCCACCCGCGCGATTCAAGGTCATCGTCCGGCCGAAGTAGCTCGAATCGAGCGTCACCGTGGCGCCCGTGAGGCTGATCGGAGGAACGGCGCCGGCGCTGCCCGGACCGACGTTCAGGTCGGTGTACACATAGGCGTCGCCGCTGGCCGAGGCCTTCACGCAACGACCGGCGTACAGATAGCCGGCAGCATAGGCGGTGTAGGCCTTTTTCGTGGTCGGGTCGTACCAGACCGGCGCGTCGACCGCGTACGTGTCGCTCGCGGCCTGCTTCAAGATGTCGAACTGGCCGGCGACGGCCAGGGCCATCGGATCGCCATCGGCGAACGATTCCGAGCCTTCGACGACGCCGACACGACCGCCGGCGATGGAAAGAACATCACCCTGGGTGTTGCCGCCGCTCGAGACGGCGGGAATGGTGCCGAAAACATTCCGCCGAATCGCACGGACGGTTGTCGTGGTTGACATGACTGAGGTTCCTGCTTGAAAAGTTGATTGACGCTGTGAATGGAATGCGGGCGACCTGGCAGCCGCGGGTTGTTACGCCGCGCCCTTGGCCTTGTACATCGCGCGGAAGTCGAGCGCCTTGGCGCCGATGTCCATGTTGATGTCCCAGCCCATGCCCCACTGGCCCTTGTCGAGGATGAACGAGCGAATGACCGGCGCACGCCCGGTGCCGCGGCGGTAGCCGACCTCGATCGTCTTCGCACCCTCTTCGCCCGGACGGGCGGCGAGGAAGAAATTGGTGGCCGTGCCGACGCGAGCGGCGTCGGTCCGTGGGTCGATCACTCCACCGACGCCGACGCGGTCGTCGACGACGAGGTTGATCTCGAGTTCCTTCAGCGGGTTGTAAGTACCGCCGCTGGCCGACGCGATGACGCGCTCGGCCGACTTGAGCAAAATGCCCGCGTCGAACTTCGCATCCTGCGGAACGATCAGGAACCGTGGCTTGATGTTCAGCACGCGCCCGCCGATGCGCTGCTTGCCCATCGCGACGATGGCGGCCTGCAGCGAATCGACAGCCAGCGGCCCACCCGCGCCCGAGGCGCCGGCGGCGTAGTTGGCGTGCGTGGCGCTGTCGAATAGAGCGACGCCATCGACGTCGAGCACGCCGTTCTCGAGCACGATCCCGTAAACCAGGTTCGGACGCAGCTGGGCGGCCGTGAGACCCATGTCGCGAGGGCTTTCCGCCTCGATCGCGCCGAAGCGGTCGTCGATGATGCTCTGCTCGTCGACGACGAACTGGCCGGCATAGCGGACGAGCTTGTAGCTTTCCTTCGAGTCACTCGTGTCGAGGTGCTCGGCGGGACGGCCTCTGGTAGCCTTCTTGAGCCGGCCGAACTTGCCCATCGTGGCAACTTCGTTCGTCAGGAAGTTGTTCTTGTCGGACTCGCTGACCCAGCCCACGGTGCTGTCGCTGTAGTCCATGTAGCCGGTCAGAAACTCGGCGTTGATGTTCGTCGTGAAGATGTTCGCCAGCGCCGAGCCGCTCATCGCGGTACGGAACGTCTCCTCGACGCTCAGGTGTAGCGACACCGGCTTGCCGTCGAGACGGCAGGCTTCGCGGCAGATGTCGTGCAGCGACATGGACTGGTATTGGTCGCCATCGTTGAGCATCCGCTCGAGGGTCTTCCGGAAGGTGTCGCGATCGACGGCACGTCGCAGCCGGTATTCGCTGCCGATGCCGCCTGGTTGGCCCTTGGCCGGCGCATAGCTGGCGCCGTACTTCAGGAGCTTCTCTCCGTCGCAATTGCGAAGCGCCAGGCCCATGCCCATCGCCGCGGCGGTGCAGTCCTTGTCGTGGCCGCGGCTGTGGATTGCCGGGCCTGCGGGGTCGGTGCGATCGCGGATCGTTTCGAGGAACGCGCGCGATGCACGTTCGACGGTCCAGTCCTCCTCGATCGCCTTGCGGACCGTCTCGTCGGACTGCCCATCGCCGAGGCGGCGGATTTCGGCCACACGCTTGCGTTCGGTGGCGGCGATCTCGGCCCGGACCGATTCGGTCACCGGAGCCGACTTCTTGCGCTCGCCGCCCTTGTCTTCTTCCTCGCGCTTCTTCCGCTCGGCCTCTTCCTTCTCGTCGGCCTCGGCGCGGGCCTTCTTTTCCTTGTCCTTTTCCTTTTCGGCGTCCTCGCGCTTTTTGCGCTGCTCCTCGGTCTCGCCCTCCTCGGCACGCTCGGCGAGCGCGCGGGTTTCGGCCGGCAAGGCCTCGAGGAACTTGATGGCCTGGTCGTCGGTGGCGTCCGAACGCAGGCCGAGGCTTTGCAGGTACTTGCGAGTCGAGGCTTTCATGGTGGTTCCTTCGCTACGGATTTTGGCGTTGGGATCAGCGCCGATGGGTACAAGTGAAACTTCACGCAGTCGCCAACGAGTGACGACGGACAAGTCACGGTCTGAGGGGGCGGTGAACGACGCGCCCTTGATGCTGCGGGTCTGGCCCTTGGGCACGATTTCGCACTCGAGGGTCTGCACACCGCCCGAGACCGAGCGGATGTGCCCCTCGCGAACTTTCGTCGCGATCTTCGGCTCGGCTTCCGAGATTTGGATGCGACCGACGAGCTGCCGGCCGCCGCCCTCGCGATCTTCGACGCCCTCGGGCAAGATCGAGCCCAGGACGGCTTTCACGGTGGAGCGGTTGTGGGTGTCGCACAGCGGCGCGCGATCGTCGTATTCCGCGCCGTCCATGTGCCAGACTTCGAGCACGCCCTCGCCCGTGCGGGAGTCGATCGACACGGCCGGGACGTCGGTTGCAAACACCGCGCGAACCGTTCGTGTTTCGTCGTCCCAACTGTCGGGCGCGAGTTCGATGCTCCGGCAATGCAGCACGCCGGCCGACTTGCGGTACATCTCGCGTTCGCGGTGGCGCTCTTGCCTGGTGCGCTTAATTGACACTGACGCCCCTCCCGTACATGCGAGCAGCGTCGGCCTTCTTACGATTGCCCTTGGGCTGGTCGTCTTCGTCGTCGTGGGCGTACGCCGCCGCGGCGACCTGCTGGCCGTTGCCCGTTTCAATGCCTGGGATGGGCGGCAAACCCGCTGCGATCAGTGCTTCGTTGTCGGCCTTGCGCTCGGCGATCACTTCGTCGCGAAGGCGGCCACTGGCGGCACACAGCTCGCTGTAGGTGAGGTCACCGTTCTCCAGGCCCATCCGGTCGGCGGTGCGTTCCTTCGTGGGGTCGACGTGCGGTGCCGACGGCCAATTGAAGCGGCGCCGCATGTCCTTCGGCGGAGGCGGCAGTTCGCCGGCGAGTTCGGCTTCGCGTGCCACGGCCGATTCGATGCGCGTGAGAACGCGACCGAGCCAGCCCTGTGTTTTCGCGACGCCACGCCAATAGAGCTGGCCGTCAAATCGGGCAGAGCTGTAGTTGTGGCTGCTTGAATCGAGCAGCAGCATCATCAGCGGCATGCAGATCGGACCGCCGATTTCACGCGCCAGCGACTCGTAGAAGCTGTCGTACTGCGGACCGGGATGCGCGGGCGAAACCATTTCGGCCCGCCAGCCGGGGGGAAGGTTGCGTTGTGTACGGCGCTCGATGCGAACGTTTTCGTTCGTCTGGATGAACGGCGCGTCGACATGCTCCGTGTACAGCAGCACCGCCTGGTCGGCGGCGGCGCGTGCGGCATCGAGCGTCTCAATCTTGAAGTCGCGCAATTCGGCGATCGGATCCAAGCACGACGCGAGCCAGGGCACGCCACGCACCTGGTCCTCTTCGATCATGCGAAACCCGTGCAGGGCATCGGCGTAGGGGATTTCCTTGAACTCGCCGGTGTAGAGCTCGAACGATCCCATCACGTACGGCTGAGAGATGAAGTAGGCGAGCGGCCGACGGAACTCGAGGTCACGCCTGACGCCCATCGCCACGTCCGGGCGACCGAGGAACTGCGGTGGAGTCATCAGGCGCCGGCTGTGGATGGGCAGCAGCCGCATCTTCACGGGCCCCGTAACGTCGCGGACTGTGACCATCTGGTCGAAAAACTCACCGCTCGAGAAGCACGAGCGAATCCAGTGGTCGAGGATCTCGACGAGCGAGAGCTGCTGATTGGTTGCCGGCGACTGGGCCCAGTTTTCCCACAGGGCTTGCCGCTGCGCCGCGTATTTCTTATCGCTGCTGAGCACGCTCAGGTGAGGGCCGTTGCTGCCGACAACGCAGAGCTGGTAAGTCTGAATCATGCCTTCGACGAGCGAGTTGTTCGCGACTTCGTACTCGCTCCGATGGCGCAGGTCGTTCAGCCAGCCCGATAGCTCGGCATTGATCGGCTGGCCATTGACGTTCGCCCAGTGGCCGTGATTCAGGCGAGTTGTCTTCGCGCTCTCCCAACGTCGATGGCTTTCGGGAATCTCTTCGCCGAGGCGTGCAGCGATGGATTCGGCACGCCGCTGGCTGATGCTGGGGCTCGACGCGACCTGCTCGACGACGCGACGACGCGCGCGGCGGTCCGCGCCGGTCAAGCGATCGATGGCCGAAAGGACGGTCGACGTGATGCCCACTTACCAAATCCCCAACTGCGAGACCCCGCCGTTCCTGACGGGGCAAATCACGACCCTGCTCGACTGAACGCCGACGGCGCTGTTGGCGATGCGCTGCATGCGATCGAGGAAGGTGCTGATGGCAACACGATCCCACGTGAGCCCCTCCGATCCGCCGGCACCGATCTGACGACTGGTGTCGGGCAAAACGGACGAAAGGGCTTGCGCCGCGAGCGCCTTGTCGCGAGCCAGGCCATAGTCGCCGGCCGTGAGCGCGGCGACGGCTGCGTTCATGGCGGTGGTGATGTCGGCGTAGCTCACATCGCTCATATCTCAAGGCTACGCGCGCACTGGCTCGTCCCCGGCGGGGTCGTTTACAGGATCTGTAAACAACCCCGAAGTTTTTCAGGCGAGGCTGAACACGACGGTGAGCAAAGCGATGACGGTGAGCGAAGCCGCGCAGAGCGTTAACCACATGCGACAATGGCATGTTCCCCACGGTCGATAGCAGCAGTCGCAAAGCTTCTGTACGGCTGGCGGCTTTGGTTTTGGCGGCCGGCTCATAACTCAGGAAATATCCCGCTCGACGGCCGCGGCCTCCCGCCGGGCCCGCGTGTTGCGCGCGGCGAAATCCTCGCTCAGTTCCCGCACGCGATCGAGGACGTCGGCTTGGAAGTACTCGGCCTCGTCGAGGCTGATCGCCGGCCTGATCTTCAGCTCGTCGATCCGAGCTTGCACCCACGGCCGCGGCCGATCGATGATGCCGGCAATGTGCGACGTCGACACGAACTGAGGGCAGGGCTGAATGGGCGTTTCGGCGGGGAGGATGCCAGCTTCGGCTCGCCTCTCTTCTCGCCTGGCCTCCAACACTTCGGGCATTTCGTCGTGAGTTGTCAGGGCTGCCGTTTCGTTCCTTCTGGCCATCGTGATCTCCAATCGAGTTCGAAGGTTAAGCGGGTGAACCATTTGCGACGGGGTCGTTGGTCTTAAAACTGTGCTGGCATGAGCGGCATTTCATGAATCTCTTTTTGACGCCGCCTTTGGGCAGAGGACTGCTTGAGACGTACGTATCGATCGAGTTGCACTCGGGACAATGGATCTCGTAACCGGAAGCACGCGGCGTACGCTCCGGCTCGTCCCTGTACGAAAACTCCAAGCCGCAGTGATTGCACTTCGCGCGGCCAGGTTGCTCCCACGCCGGCACGTCGCTGCGAACCACACCGCCGCGCGTCGCCTGAACCTCGCTCGGTTCGGTGATCACGGTTGTGTCATTGCAGCCGCAACGTGTGCAGTCGATCGAACGCATGCTCATCTCTTTTTCTGCTGGGCGAACCATCCCTGACTCGTCGCTTCTGGCGGCTTAGCGTCGGCGGCGGCCGTCGCGGACGAGGCCTGCAGGCGGATGCCCTCCATGTTGGCGGCGACATCGCAGTAGTAGCTCGCATCGAGCCAGTGAGTGTTGTCGCTCTTGGCCTTGAACCGTCGCCGCATCGCACCGTTGTGCGGTTCTTCAACCTCGATCTCGTTGCAGATATGCCGCGCGTAGGCGTGGTGCGACTTCTCGTCGTCGCTCATGCGGTCGATGCCGCTGCCGACGCCGTAGATTTGCATGCAGCCCGGCTTGCCGGGCGACGTCATCCAGCGCTCGTGCTCCCAAGCTTTCCAGCGATCGGCGTCCGCGCAGACGAGCCACAAGTTGCCTTTTCGCGAAAGGAACCAGCCGTCGCCTGGCTTGCGATCCTTCGTGCGTCGTTGCACGTCACTGAAGCTCGCTTCCACGCAGCCAGCCGACTTGCCGAACCCCATGACCGGCATGACACCGAGGCCAGCGGCGATGCAGGCGGCATAAACCGCGTCTGTCTTCCAGCCCGCGTCGACGAGCGCGCGATTGATCGACAGGACCTCGCCGCCCGCAGTGAGGTAATCCGTTTGCTTCGACGCTTCGATCCGCTCGAGGATCGCGTTGTAGATCGCGGTCTCGACGCCCTCGTCGCTGCCGTACTTAGTACCGCGAACTTCGTGCACACCTTTGTCGATCGTGAATCCAGTGGCGCCGGGCTGCCAGGCGCGGACGACCCAGTGCAGCGCGGTCTTGCGGACGTCGATGCCCTGAGTCAGCACCGTGCAACCTGGCGGAACGATCAGACGGTCGTAGCCGCTGACCTGGCGTTGAATGCGATGGGGGGTGATGCCCGACTCGATCGGCCCGGCTTCCACGGGCGGGTCGTTGTCGTACTCGGTGGCAACCGCCTCGGGCCCTTTCCGCGCGACTTCGTTGTAATAGTGCTGCAGCGGGGACAATTCGCCTTCGAGCATCCGGTAGGCATTCGCAACGACCGCCCCTGCGTCCATCGCTTCGCGGTTCTGCACGTAGAAGTCGTGCGCGTGAGTTGTCGACTTGCCGTCGAGATCATTGATCCAGTCCGCGCGGCGGAGCGCGACATACTCCTCCCAAAGGTCCGTCCGCTCGGGTGGATGAACGAGAAAGCGAAACCGTTTCCCGCGCCAGCTGGGTTTCTGCGTGGGGTCGGTGAAGCGATACGAAACGGACGTGCGGCTCTGAATCGTTGTGAGCATCACTCGTGCGATGCCACGCTGCTGACCGCCGAGCCCACCGATGGCCTTCTCGATTCGAGCGTCGAGCTTCTTCGCCTGGGCCTCGCTGCGCGCGCTCTCCTCGGTGTCGGGATCATCAATGCCGGCAACCTGGGGGCGCTTGCCTTTTTTCTTCAGACCGCGGACGGCGCCGTCGAGGCCGCGGGCGGCGATGATCGCTCCGGCCGACGGCGAACCTGGCACGTCCGGCAGGATGATCTCTTTGCCACACCACTTGAAGCGGCTGCTGACCGGCTTGAAGGGCTTGCCGTTGTCATGCCGATTCCCCGACACGACCTGGGTGTGTGCCCGCTGAGGCGTGTTATCGAGAGCGACAACCGGGACGCAGACTTCAGGATAATCCTCCAGCAGCAGGGGGTTCTCTTCGAACGCCGTCTTGATCGAGTCGAGCGAGTTCTCCGCCAGACCGCCCGACGCCTGAAACAGCACACTGAACGTGAGCACGCCCGTCAGCGTGTACTTAATTAGCATGCGTTCGAACAGAGTCGACTTGCCTTCGCCGCGGGTGGCGGCGATCGCCTGGTCGCCGCCGGTCATGATGGCGTTACGGATGGCCGTAATCATTTCGCGTTGCTGTTCGGTGAACGGTCGCGTGAACGGATCCCGGACCGCGGAGGCTGCACCGAAGTAGTGCATGAGCCAAGCGATATCGTCGCGCTCGAGTCGCTTGCGGCGCGCGCGATTCGCGCATTTCGGAATGACGACGAGCTTGGCTTTGAGCCGGCTCTGTCGCTTGCGATCGGCGTCGCGCCGCCGATCGTCGTCGCTTGCCCCTTCAATCACCAACTCTCTTGTCCTAATGGACGGACGGACTGTGTGTCAGAGCCGAATGCCCGCCGTTGAAACGGCGTTCGCTGGAAAGGCCCGGAAGGACCCATGAAATAAGATCACGGCCTTCCACTGCGCCAGTAGTCATTGTTGCCACCACCCAGCACGGCGGGCGTTGATGGCGAAAGCGTGGCGATGCTGCCGACCTGGCTCACGCTGGCCGTGGCGTTGATCGTGCTGCCGCCGTCCAGGCTGTTGAGCGCAGCGACAGGCAGTAGGCCGGCCGTGAGCGAGGCCGCAACCGGGATGCTGAACGTCCTGCGTCGCGTAGTTCCGACGACGGACACGGTCGATAGATCGCTGTTGACAGGCAAGGCCGTGAAGCTGGCGTCAATCATGGCCTGCCCTAGATCGCTCGGCGTGACGTCATCGGCGAACGTCAGGCCGATGTTGTTGCCCGCGTCGTACAGCGAACCGCTGCCGCTGGTCGCGTTGATGACAGTGAGCGTGAGCAGGTTGCATTCGATCTCGCCCGGCGAACTCTGCTGATCGGGTGCTACAAAGCCACCAACACCGAGTGTTGAATCCAACACCGCGTTGTACTCGAGCGTAACCGTCAATGTGCCGTTGCCGTTGTCGACGACGCCACCGGTCGACCAGTTACCCAGCATCGCTGTGATGCCGGCCGCTTCCATCGCCCCGGCATTGTGCGCCGCAAACGTCAATGGGTCGGTGGCGCCCGAACCGTTGCTGATGATGAACGTAGCGCCCGGCGTCGTGATCTTCGGAATGATGCAAGTAAGATTCTCAGGCGTGCCATCGCCTGCGTCAGGCGCGCTTTCGTCAACGAATACCGAGTTTTCGGTGAACGGCATCCCCATCGAAGCGGCTGGGAACTGATACCAGACCGAAGTCGTGCCGCGCGTCAGCGATACGCTCGTTGCCCCCAGCGTGCTCTCGAACCCGAGCAGCGGCGCGTTGCTGTTGGCGAAGTCGCCCTTGAGCGTGATGTCGAGCCCGTGCCCGCCGCCGTTGACCCAGTCGCCGGTCAGGTCGACGTTACCGCTGCCGATGCCCGTGAGCGACTCTAGCAGGGCCTTGTTCGCCGCGTTGCTGAGTGATGGCCGAAGCTCAACACTCTGCAGCCCGCAGCGGACGCGAACACCACCGCCGTCGGAAGCGGCTGAGGCGCTGAAGGCGAGATGAAAGATCGTGTTGGCCATGTCGCCTTCAACTCCTGTTTGTTTTCGCCGGACTCGGCCGGCGCGGTGAACGCGTGCTCGGTCGCAGCCTTGCCAGCAGGGGACTCAATTGCCGCACGCACTCATTCGCGACCGCGACATAAGGGCTGCGCTTCGGGATTGGCGACTGTCGCGTCGCGATGATCGATCCAAACTGCGCGATGCCCGCTTCGGCCTTGATCAGCCTGCTCCAGAGCTGGCAGACCATGACCAGCTGCAGCTTGTCGATCTCGTCGACCGTGCCTTCTTCGACGAGTTGCGAACAAAGCCTTCGCCAGGTCCTACGGCCGCATGCATCGAGGTTTCTTGGGCATTTAGGCGTGGGTTTCATGCCGACACCTCGTCGAACGCGACGCCGTCCGATTCGCGTACGGCCTCCAGGCCCGTGAGCGTTTGCCAGCGCTGCACGATCACATCGCAGAACCGCGGATCGAGTTCGACCAGGCGTGCACGTCGGCCGAGCTGCTCAGCCACGATGGCCGTGACGCCGGCGCCGCCGAACAAATCGAGCACGATGTCGCCGGCGATGCTGCCGTTGCGCATGAGGTCGCCCCACAGGTCGACCGGCTTCATGGTGGGATGCAGGCGATTGGCCTTGGGCCTGGCGTACTCGAGCACGGTCGACCAGGTGCGGTCTTCGGGCGCGGTGTGCTTCGCCCCGGGCCGCCAGCCATAGAGGACCAGCTCGTGCGACTTGCCGTCGACGTCGTCGGCCGTGATCGCACCGGCGAACACAACCTCGTGGCGGTAGTGATAATCGCTCCGCCCGAGCACGAATGCGTCTTTGACCCAGACGAGCGTCTGACGCCAGATGCCCAGCTTCGAGAGCACGAGCGCGAACTGCAGCATCTGCGGGCCCGCGGGCGCGGCGACATCCAGAACGATGACGGGCACAACCTGGTCATCCGCGATGCCGGCGCGCAGTTCGCCGTCGATCAGCTCGAGCGAGCCGTCTTCAAGTTCGCGGGCCAGGAGGGCATCGGCGAAGCCGATCTCGGTCATCACGTCCTTCAGCGCCTTGCGTTGTCGCGGGGTGTGTTTCTTCCAGGCTTGCGGATTGCGCCGAAGTTCGGAGGGCCGAACGCGGCGAAGGCCTCGTATCCGGTCGCGGATTTGGGCCGGGGTTTCGTGCTTGTCCATTTCGCCATGACCTAGGGTTGCCTAGACGTGGCGAGGGGTCTGTTACCTCGTCGTGTTTAGGGCGGTCGCCGAGTTCGCGCTTGGCGGCCGCCCGACTTTTGAGCTACGGAATCGCGTTCACGACCCAGAAATCGCTCGCGTACTTCGCGTTCTCCGCGTACGCAAACGGAACGTAGAGATAGCCACCGTCACCATGGGGCGTTCCGTCGTCGAGCACCCAGTGATTTCGGGCTCGGTACGTATTCTTCGGCCACTTGTTGCCCTTCTTGATGCCCGGGCGATCGATCGTCGTGAAGCCGCAGATCGTCACGTCATGACCGCCGATCGGCGTCTGGCCCGCGCGGGGCGTCGGCAGGATGCCCGTCGCCGCGACGGAGTCGGACTCGAGGGCTGCAAAGCAATCGAACCCGAACACGAATGGTCGACCGGTGGTCAGCGTGCCACACATCTGCGAATGGGTCTGGGCGACTGCCGCGTAATTGCGGATGCAATTCTTGAGTGCCGCGGTGAAGCACGCTTTCGGGGGTTTGACGGTGAACTTCGATGTTACGTACGGCCAGAGGGATTCAGCGCAAAAGCCGTATTTGTTGAGCGCCTTCAGCAGCGTTCGATTGTCGACGCCGCTGTCCTCGCCAACCGTGCCCATCAACATGCGAGTGGCGTAATAGATGAACAGCCGCGACGCGCTGACGATCGGCTCACCTTCGGCCGCCTGATCGAACTCGATGCACTCGTCGGCCGTATTTGGACCGCACGCCCCCAGGTCCTGCTGATCGAGCTGCGGACCCATGTGCGGGGCAAGGTCGATCGACGTCGGCAACACGGCCGTCAGCCGAGTCGGTACGACGTAACGTAGGTCGCGGTCATCGTGAGGCTGACGAAGCCAGCCATAGGTGCGTTTCATAGCGTCCTCAGGTAGAGTCTCGTCGCTCGATCGTAGTGATGCGGAGTTCGTGATCTCGCAGCCACTCGTCGTGACGGCGATCGGTCCTGCGCAGTTTCGACAACGTCGAGCGAAGGTCGGTCCGCATGCCGCCGAGTCGCATGAAGATCAGCAGCAAGCCACCCACGCCGCCGATGATCGTGAACAGGTCCGCGATATTATTAATCAACTCGGCCATCACACGCTCGGCGGTTGCTGGGTTGCGTTGGTGTCGCTGCAGAACAAGGCTAAGACGTGACCGAACGCCATCACCCCGACAGCGAACGCGATCGTCCAGCAGCCAGCCCCCTCGGCCGTCATGGCGTTGGCGGCGTAGGTGAGCATCGCCGTCGACGTCGTGGCGATCGCACCCTTGCCGACCTTCTTCAGGTCCGCCTGGCACAGGGCAAAGCGTTGCGAGCCCGCGGACTTGGTGTCTGGTGTCTCAGTCATCACGGACCTCGAAGCCGGCGAACGCAGGCAGTTCTTTGAAGGTCTCGATCGTCGCATGCCCGTCTGCCTTCTCATCCTCGCCGGGCCGTTGAACGAAAGCGGTGTGCATTCCAAGCGAGGCCGCAGCGTTCAGGTCGAAGTTGTGTGCCGCGACCATCAGGCATTCGACAGGCGACAGACCGAGGCGATACGCGGCGTCCAAATACATCCGGCGGTCGGGCTTGTAACAGAGCGAATCGTCGCTGCTGTGGATGACCGTGAACAACTCGTCGATGCCCATCCGCTCGATCATTCGTCGCGAGCAGTTCGTCAGACAGACGGTTGTCGTTTCCCATCGCTTCAGACAGTCAACGTCCAACCACGGCCTAGCCTCGACCAACGCACTCACGACCTCCCAATCGAGCCGGCGGTGCATGGCGACATAGTTGCCGCGCAGATCGAAGCGCTGTCGCATTTGCGGCGTCATCGCACGCAAGTCCGAGCAGGTGCCATTCCAGTCAAAGAAGACGGCACGAATGTCAGCCATCACGGGCCTCCGAACAACTGTCCGTCATGCAAGCTTCCTTTGGGGCACGAACGACGCGAACCAGTTGATCCAGAAGTTGTTCCAGCCCGAAAGCACACAAAAGTCTCGATCAAAATCGCCCTGGTGATGGGAAGCGTGCTTTGCGGGTGGAAGGATGATGCGGGCGAGCTGCAATACTCGGACTGGCCATGGGGCGGGAAAGTGGGCCCAGTAGTGCGGCAACTGCGCGACCGAAAGGAACATGCCGAGCAACAACAAGAACCAAGATTCGAAGAGATAACCAAACGTTGCGATCGGCAGACCCACAGCGAGCGGCTGCAGATCGAAGGTCATGGTCCACGGTCGACGGTGGTGGTTCTCGAAAAACGATCGCTGACTGGAGATGTTCCAGCCGCGATCGGTGAAAAGATGGTAGAGGGCTGACAGCGCATCAGCGGCGATGTAAGCGAATAGCACCGCGGTGCCAATGGTGGCCATCACGAGCCTCCGAACAGCGGCCGGCGACCGCAATAGCCGTCTTGGAAGCCGCTCGAGCTCATGCCCCGCGTCGCCTGCTGGGCCGGCGGGCTCGAGCCTGGCTGCCAGCCCCAGCTCGTGTAGACTTCGCGGCCGCGATCGGTGTCGCGATACCACCAGTCGCCAGCGCCCTGGAAGGGCTTGGGCGTCAGCTTGTAGAGCACCCAACTGTTCAAGCGATAGTCCTGCGGTCGCCAGACATGGCCAGGGACGTCAGCCGGCTTAGGACCGTAGAAGAATCGAACGGGCCGGGAGGGATCATAGACAAGCCCATCGACGGCCGCGGGCTTCGTTTCGACGTCGGACGTCGGAGCCACGGGCGCTCTCAAATTGACCGTCACGTCACCCGACGACGCCGACGGCGACGATTTGAACCAATCGAGGATCCGTTTTACGACTCCAGGCTTCGGGCGCTCGGGCGGCGGCGACAGGACTGAGACGTTGCATTGTGAGACCGCGGCGATCATCACGAAGAACGCGATTGCAATTGCACGCAGCATCGGGCACCTACCAGGTCGTTTGAGGGCTTCCGTAGCTGGCCGCGTCGTACAGCAGCCACAGCACACCCGTGGTAAAGCCGGCGGCAAAACTGACGACGGCGACGATCAACGTTTTCATGCAGCTCGCCGCGAGGGGAACACGAACGATCGAACGGTGAAGGCCCATTGCGCGGACTTGAGCCCCTGGCTCTCCGAGTCGACGCCGAAGCCATAGGGCAGATCGCTGGCGGCTATGCCCCACTTACCCCACGAATTGACGTAAAGGAAATAGAGGCGGCCGTTCTTGAAGAACGCCCGCAGATACAAGATCGAGTGCCCCTCGCGCCCGACGACGACCGGTTGCTGCCGGCAAAGGGCCGTCAGCATCTCGTCCATCGATCGGATGACGAGGAACTCGTGACCCTTGAACAAGGCCGCGGTCTTCTCCCAGCCGGCAGGGCGCTTCGTGTAATAGCCGGTGTGCGGCATCACCTGGTCGCCGAAGAGTTCGCGGTTCTTCGGCGTGTCGAGCGGCATGACGCCTTTGGTGCAAAGGGCATGCAGCGCATCGCTCACCTGGGCGCCCGTCATCGGACCGCCGGCAATCAGCTGGTAGAGGCTGATCGCGGACATCGGAATGACGTTCGCCTTGCCGACCTGCAGCGCCTGGCCGCACTCGAGCAGCTGCGTGGTGGCATTGCCGACGCACGATCCTTCTTGGGTTTGGTTGAAAATCCGCGTGACGAGCCGTTCGGCGCCGCCGCCGTCGGCGTCGATCTTCTCGATTGCGGCATGCACCTGCTCGCGCGACATTACGGGCGTGGCCGCACTGTATCGCTTGAACAGATTCAGCGAGGCAGGTCGTTCAGGATGCATGCCGAAAACGAACTGCGGCCACTTCCTGAAATCCGTGTCGAGGAACTGTGTATCGAAGTCGAGGCTCATCAGCCACCCGTGCCTTTCACGACGTCGAGCACCGCGGCCGGAGACGTCGTCGGACATTTGCCTGCGTGCAACACCTTGCCGCTCGACAGCTCGGTCACCACAAGCGCCGGCTGCTCGACGTCTTTCAGCACGGGTTCCATCGCCTTCAGCTCAGGAACACGATTGCCGTTTTCGTCGGAATCATCCTTGTCGAACACGACAAGTTGATGCTTGTGTTCGCGCAGATACTTGTCGGAGTCGCCCGACCGCAGACCGATCAATATCCGGGCGAAGTCCGACGTGTCTTCGCTGGATTCGCGGACGATGGCGATGCCTCGCGGCCCATCCGGCGCGTGCCCGATGCCGCCGATGCCACCGTTGTGGACGGTGTAAAGCGCGAGCGCAATGAGCGCAAGCGCCGCGATACGTCGAGCTGGGGTCATGCTCAAACCTGGGGTGGGGTGGAATCCTGCTCGGGCAGATGGAACGTCTCATCGATGAGGACGTTGAAGGCCTTGCGTGCCGCCGGCGTCAGCGCCTTGGCAGCGATGGCCCGCAAATTCACGAAATGACTGACGAGCGGGTCCTCAGCCGTGCCGCCGCCCAAAAACACCGGCAATTTGATGCCGGCCTTGTCGAGCGCTTTCTTGATCATCGGCCAGGCGATGTACGCTGCGAGGCCTACCAGCAAGAGCAACATCGCTCCTTTCGTCCAGTCCACGTTACACCTCACTATCTGGGGCCCGCGGGCCGGTTACCGTTGAGAGTTGAACATCGCGGCGAACTCGCTTCGGCCCTGGGGCCGTATGAGCGGGACGGCGCGAACCTTTGGCGGTCGCACCTCGATCGACACGCCTTTGAAACCGCCCTCGGGCGACGTCGGCGGCTGTCGCTGCATCGCCTTGTCGGCGATGAGCCGGCGAAACGCCTTGCGGGCGGCAGCGCCGGCGGTCCGCGCCGGGACCGCCGAGCTGCCTGCCCCCGCTACCGTCACTCGAAAAAGACTGAGCTGCTTCATGGTCCTGATTTCAACTGAGCAGTGTTGCATCGCCGATGGCCACCAACCCGACGGACGTCATTCCGGCAGGTGATAGGTGCCAGGCGTCTTCTCGGGGCACTCGCGCACGCTCGAGCGAAAGAACGTCGACGTGCCGACGCCGTGCACAACCAGGTTCTTCGTGCCGCCGTCGTTCTCGCTCACGGCGAGGGCGGTGAGATGCTTGCCGGCGTTTTCGCCGGCGTCACACACGAAGCACACTACAAATGGCTTGAACATGAGACGATTCCTCTGGTGAATGAAACGAAGTGCCCCTGTCGTGAGACGGCCGCTACTCCTGCGGAGCGGCGGCGCCCAATGGCATCGAACCTGTGGGCGGCGATCCAATCGAGCCCGGGCCATTCCAGCCGGGGTAGCCGGCCGAGGCCCATTCGTTGAAATCGCGCAGCCAGCGTTCGCCGTGCACGGTCCGCAGCCAGACCGCTTTGCCGATCGTCGCGCGATGCCCATCGCGCGGGAACGGCGGCTGTGGATTCATCGCGTACCAGTCGCGGCCGTCGATGGACACGGGCGGGTTGAACGTTGCGCCGTGATGCAACAGCATGACCAGCGCACTGATCGAAGCGGCGGCGGCGACGCAGACGAGTGTCATGAACACCAAGCGGGCGTTCTTCAGAAAGCGGTCCATGCGTTTGCCTCGTCAGGTCATGAATCGGTGGGTTCGTGGCACGTACTCGCGTTCCAGCACGGGCGGCGGGTTTTGCTGGCGCGC